TGTTGGTGCAGCGAAATATGGGAATGTTTTACTAGTGGATGTATAATTAATATCATGTTCCTCTAGAATATCATTTACTATTTGTTCAGCCTCTTGACAAACTGTTACTGCTGATGCAATATTGGCAACCTTTGGTCTTTTAATGTTTGAAGGTAATGGAGTTTTAATTGTGAAAATTTCACCAAGCGAAACAATTCCAGCCATCTTTTCAAAGGAATCACTGAATTTAACTTTGCAACTATATGTTGAAGTTTCTGCACTATCAACATGCATACTTCTTCTTAATTGAGTTACTCCATCATTCATTAACATATCATAGGAATTATTTGGCTCAAATCTCTTATCAGTTCCAAAAATTGTCCGATAGTTTCTTGGGACAATATATCTAGCACTAGTATCTGTGCTATCCATATCCACTAAAACATACATTGATTGAATAGCATCATTATACCCATGTTCATTTCTTCTAGCAGATACTTTTTCTTTTTGCCAAATATTGATATGGGGAGTATCACCATACATTTCATCAGAATCAGGTCGCTTGGTATATTTAGAAGTCATCTTGTATAATTCTAATGTTTGTGGAGTCTTAGGCCAAAGGCAAGTTTCTGCTGGTTGCATTACTCTGTAAAATGCTGAAGGAGTTTGACCATTATCTACTGTAATATAATGCTTTTGTCCAGCATCTTCTGTTGAAACAGTGTGAGATATAATGTAGTGCATCTTATATGGGTGTGTTCCCTCAACAGAAACAACTGCGGCTTTTCCTGTATCACCAACAGTATTATCTGTCCATGCTCCTTGAAATCCCGGATAAGTTGCATCAGATGAACTGTTTAAATCATTAGTATTATATTCATATGCTTGAGTTGAAATCAAATAACAACCTGTTAAATTAGGAGCATACTTAAGCCAATGATTATCATAGTTTCCCGCATCAGTTGGGTTTGCATCAGGAAGGTCAAATTCCCAAGTTGATACTTCATTATAGTCTCCATTAGGATTCGGTGTAGCGTGTTCATAAGAACCAGTAATAGCGCGGTCATCTCCAACATGGAGCAATGGTTTCAATACAAAGTGAATACCATCAGAAAGTGTATCGGGTGCAGTAGCCGCCGCAATAGTCACCCCATCTGAATCTTCTTCGGCAAATTCAACAGATTGACTAGCATATGCTGTTGCTCCTGTTTCAGCCTGAAATTTCTTTTGTTCTGTCTTAGCATATAAGAAATTCCACTTGGGTCTTGATTGTGCTGAAAGTTTAGTAGTAACATCAGATAAATCAACAACTGAACCAATTCCCACTTCTGGCTCCCCTTTTAATTCAATTGGGAATCTTCCAATAATAACGGCTTTGCACCCACGATAAACTTCTTGTTCAGTGACCGCTTCATGTAGTAACCAATGTAACATTCTAGATGGATGAACTGCATCATGGTCAGATTGCTCTGCACCAAATAAATTAGCAGTAGTATCTATAACAGTGTGATTATTTCCACCCGAATCAATAAATACTGGAGGCAGAATAATGGAAGCCATACTAGATAAATCTTCTGAACCCCCAAAATTAGTATCCCATTTAGATGAAGTTCCACTACTAGCCGGATAAATACCTCTAATAATTGCCCCTTGAGTTGGCATAAGTTCCTTTGAAGTTGCTACTGTAATATCTGCAAACATATTTTCTCCTCCCCTTCCTTGCATTTCAGTTGCTAGCCAACCATTACTTCCCTGAAGTTTGAGAATATGAACTTTTCCAGTATATGCTGCTCCATCAATTAGATTTACCTTAGCCGCTAATGTAATTACAGTTCCAGTTGGGGCTGTTGAAGCATGGCATCTACCTAAAAATCTTCCATCAGGGGTAAATAGATAATCATTCACAGAAAGGTTTCCACCGGTTGTATTTGATGTTGCCACAGTATAATCAGTAGTATATCCAGTAATTTGAGTAGTAGTAGAATAAGCAGTATAAAAATCAGTTTGTTTCAATGGCATATATCTATTATAGTCAAATGCCCCAACTCCATCAATATTAAAGTCTGGTGGTAATTCCGCATCAAGTAGGTTAAAGTGCCAATCAAATGTCAATTCCTTAAGACGCATTAACCCAACCCTTTTCATTTGATTACCAGTGATAGAACTTTCTTGGATTTCAAGTTCCTCAAAGGATTCATCAGTAAACTGTTCTCTTGGTAAAGTTCCCAAATAATTGTAATGAGAAATTCCACTACCTTCCTTTGTTCCTTCACCCCTTACAATCAAACTATAATCTGTAATATCTCTAGCAGAATATCCCAAATGATTCTCTCTAGTCATACTTTCAGGATATATATCTCCCGGAGCAAATATAAACCACCGTAGCATCTTTGGGTCAAATATTTCCATTCTATCTCTAGCCCTAGTAATTGTATTCTCTTTATATCCTTCAATTCTATTTGTTCCTGTCGTTGGGGCCCAATCTCCCAAAGTAGAATGATGATAATGTGGTAATTGATGCAAACCGGGGGTAACATCAGTATCAGCATAAATAGTAAAGTCTTGGAATGCACTACCATGAGCGGAGAAAATTCCTCTTGTTTCTGGTGCAAATTGATTAGTGCGCTCTCTAGTTAAGTAGTTAGTATTTGTCGTAAAGAAATTCTCCTTGTTCTTAATTTTATATGTTGACCCGCCTAATTTATATGCAGTAGCATAAGCGTTAACATTTCCTCTATTTCTTGAATAATTACCCTTTGGAAGTCCCGTAGCAAGTCTGAATAGACTGAAATAAATACTTCCTAATCCACCCTTTTGTAAATCGAAATATCTATACATGGTATTGCCATATTGAGAAGTTGTTGTAGGTAATGACGTTGTGGACATTCTACTTCCGGGAGTTATATGATGCTCTAGATTAAAATTAATTGGTCTATATGTTGCTCCATCAGTGTGATGCCTAATTAATCCTGAATCTACTAAGTGCAATATTCCACCATTGTTTAATCCCTGAGTATTCAATAAATACATTCCATGTTCTGATTCCCCCTCTAATGTTGCACTAGAATAATATAATTGTTCATTGTCTGCTAATGCAATATTTGGTCTATTAAGTAGCATTGACCAAATTAGAATTGTGATAACATCACTAGATGAAGAATAAGACCCCACTTCAATTCTTTCAACTGTTCCTATGTATGTGCCATCTGATTTATAGACTGATTTGCCACGACCGAACCAATTTAATGTATTTGCAACACTTGGTATAGTTCCACCATTAGCATCAATTAAAACTCTAGTATTTGTTCCTACTGTAATTGCACCGCTAACATATAAGCCACTAGCAGTTAATGTGAAGAATCTACTGTCCTTTGGATTTAAGTCCACACGACCCAATACTGCTGGGCAATTAGGAGCAAGTTCAATTATTGCATTTTCTTCCTTAGCATCAATATTTACAATGGTATAATGACTCAATGAATTAATTGTATGAACTTCTGAATGAGTAGTCGAAGCCGATAGTTCATCAGATAAGCGGCAAAAGAATGGCAAATCAGAACCAACACTCTTTGGAGAATTAATGTAATATCCCCTTGCCTTAGTATGGGTATATGCTGAAGTTCCCACTAATGCTGAACCATCAGCAGCAGGTTGTCCATCAGCATCATCAGTTAGTTTTAATCCTGAATTGAAAAATAATCCCTTATTAGATGCCCCTCTTAATGAAGTTGGTGAATTAGTTGCAGATGGGCTTGATTGTATTGCCTTACCAAATCCAGTATAATTATCATCTGCTGTTATTTTATAGAGGGTATCTGATATTTGTGCATTACACATAAACCTATGTTCTGGAAAAATAGTAGTTGATGAGATTTTCCAAACTTTGCATAAGAAATCAAATCGTGATGCAGAACTATTCCAAACAAAAAGAAAATCTCCGGCACTTGGCATTGTTCCAGCCCCAGTAGTTGCCATAGATGCATCCTCCTGTTGTGTAGTAGCAGTAATTATTGTTCTATTTATAGTGGTTGGAACACTTACAGGTAAATGGGTAGAGTATACCCAATCCCTAGAATACTCATAATTCCTGTTAATCACTGGTCCAAGCAATTTACTAATATCATTTCTGCCAGAAACATGGAACATATATTTCCCATCTTCCACATACTCTTCAATACTTTCAACCGTCCCACTGAAAATTTTCTTCTCTAAAATAAATGAGCCATTGAAATAATCAAGAACATTGGAATAGGCTAAGGATTCCTTTTGATACATCTGAACTCTTGGTTCTTGTAGTTTTATATATCCATTGACTGAATCACCATATTTAACATCAAGTCTATGGCCGGAATATTCAGAATCAATTAACATCAATTCTAAGTTATTAAGTCTACTTTCCGTGAAAGCCGTTAGTGCAGTTCCATTATAGGCTAACTTTCCAATGGCAACTTCCCTAGAATCGGCATCATCATGTGTAACTTCTGTATCTATTGGGAAATCAACTAATATGGTTTCAGTTACTTTACTCCACTGTTTTCTTTTTGCAGTAGCATCTGATACTGTTTCTTGGATAGTTCCACTAGAATAGAATGCTTCGGTTGCACCCCTATATTTATTTATTGTAACCACTTGTTCATAGGTAGCAAGGCCAGCATTAAAGGCTGGAGCAGCAATAGAACTAATTTGATAATGATAATCACCAATCCTAAAAGTTTCATATACTCCTGCTTGGCTTTTCATTATCACTAGCCAATCTTGATTCTTCTTTAATTTCCTCACAGAAAATGTAGTTCCTCCAGAAGTCCCAGTTAATTCTCCGGGTAGACCTGCTTCCTTTGTTGAAGATAAATCTCCATCTGCAATTGCCTGTCTAACAATTAATGGCTCATATTTAATTATCTTACTACGCATAATTCTATGCGGGTCTATAATTTTAATATCAGCATACGTTCCTGTTTTTGTAATAGATTGAAATACATTTAATTCTACGACTCTAGGAATAGTATTGTTTTTAGTTCCTGAGAAACCATAGTGAATATAGCGAGTTGGTCCAGTAAAACTACCAGAAGTATTTGCTTTAATTTTATTATCAGTGGTCCTATAAATATTATAGAAACAGGAATTCCATTCAGTATAGACATTAGTATAAGTAGTTCTAGTTGATGCATTATATCTTTCAGCCGAAACACTAGAAGTGTTTGGAGTATCATCAACACGACAATTATCTACTAATGTTGCTGCCGTTGTATATGGCCCATAATCAACAACTTCTAAACCAAAAGATTGTTCTGTCACAAAATGAGTTAAGGCCAATGCTTCTGATGACCCATCCCATCTAGAATAATACAAAGAATACTTAGTATTGTGGTCTAATTCATTATCTTTATCTAAACGGTCATTGTAAAAATAAAATAGGGGTCTAGAACAATGTGTGTAAATAT